ATTCTTGGACGATCATAATCCATACCAGTGATGTAAAATGTTATCAACGGCGTACTTGGCATTGAGCTGGCTGAATTATTTTGCAAAATAGTTTGCGCTTGTCGGCTGGCATCACCATACCGCACAGGTACACGTATCAAAGTAGCAGACCCAGTGTCATTGGCACGCCCATATTCAATTTGAAAGTTTGAAAAAATTCTTGCAAATTGTAGCAAGAATCTGCGTATTTGTTCATCATAAAAAAATGTTTGCATGTGTTATCCGTTGTTGGGCTGCCCTGGTTGTGTGCCCGGTCTTGGTCTTGGATCCTTAAATCCGCCATCGTTGCCATTGTCAGCCCGTGGTTTTAGCAACTCGCTAAGACTTTGTCTACTTGGTATGTTGCCCTGATCAGTAGTTCTGACAGTGTACGGGTTGTTAACAAAACTAGAACGCAAAGTTTGGTTAAGTGGGCCGTTGGTGAGATCAGTTCTAACAGCGTCTTCAATCTTGACCCACCTGGCTCCGTCGTAGCGGAACAAGCGATTTGGGAAGTAATCCAGTCTTAAACAATATTGTCCTAGTACTGGATTAGGAGGAAAACTCACACCGGGGATCACTGGTAATCCATTGGGTGCCAGGCCGTCACCAGTCAAGTAGCCCATTACGTAACCATCAGATTTGGGACTTACAGGTGTTTGCGACACGTTGACAGTGGTAGAATCCACAGTGATTGTTGTGGTTGTTGTGGCAGGCTCCACGGTGTCAAGCACATAGGTAATAGTGTCCGTGGGATTTAATTCGATCATGGTCCAGTTGGATGTTGTACTGTTGAATTGGTACAATCGACTTGGGAAAAAGTCAGTTCTAACAGCATAATCTTCGTTGGCAGCTACCAACGGGAACCCAATACCAATTGTTGCTTGTAACACTGTGCTGTCGTTTAATGTCACAGTTCCGGTTGTGTAATTTACTGGAATTGTGATTGTTTCAGAAGTTGAAGTACCACCACTGGCAGTCACAGCTTGCGGATCTGCTGGTTGTACATTGTCCTTGGTGGGTACAATATAAAACTTAACAGTGTCGTACCCACTTAATGGAACTTCAATCTGGGCCTGTGCCAGCAATGCATCATTGAGTTCAAGGTCCTTGGGTCGGGTACTGCCGTACACTTCTTCACTTGGGGGGTCAATTGACTCCCAGTAAGTGGTATCAGTTATTTCTGTTCCAGCAGGTACATCCACTAACGCCCTGTAGTAATCATCACCAAAATTTACAATACTGCCTTGCGGGTAAAAATTGCCATCGTCCCAAATTTGTTCACTAACAAATGGCTTGTTGATAATTTCTTGATATTCCTGTGCATTGACCATGGGCGTTGCTTTGACTCGCCACAAGTGTGGTTGCCACGTTTGGCTAAATCCTTCGCTGGCAAATGCCGCATCTTGAATTACGTAATATCTTGGCAGTGCTCGGGGAATAGCGGTATCCAAGGGATTCAGGTCCCGTAGGTTTGGTATTTCTAAGACGTCACCACTCATGAACTTGCGTCCAACCGTATCAATCATGTCATTGTAGTGAAACGTAATAAACAATGTTCCGTTTTGGATAAACAATCCAAACTGAGTTAAATCAAAGTCAATATCTTGTACGTTGTACACTCCTCGCATACGATAAATGTCAGGGTCGTACACTCGGTCTCGATTTTCCAGCAATAGCAAGTCTTGAATAAACAGTGGGTTCTCACTGCTGTACAAAGGTTGTGTTGCATCATAGTTTCCAGATTCTGTAGAATCTTGCCCACTAGTTTTGGGTCCCAAATATTTGTGGATGTAGATGTCTAAACCACCCACTGTGTACATTTCGGATATGGTTCGGTCAAAAAACCGGTAGTCGTTGGTACGATTTGGGCGATATAAACTGAGTCTTGGCATAATGTACTATTTATGGGCAGGTTGACCAATAATTTCAGAAGTGCTATAATTACACAATAAACAACTAGGAGTCTGCATGACAGTAGCCACCAAACCCGTTAAACCCTTGAACCCACGTAGTGCTGACACCAATGCACTGGGCATGGAGCCAACTTGGAAAGTACAACCCACTGACAATCGGTTTAGTGCCTTGAGCAAGGCGTTTTCGTGGTACAACTACTTTTACGGCAAAAAAGATGCTCGTGAGATGATAGTAAACTACCTGGAACTGCATGGTCGTAAAACAGACGTCCGTACACTTAAACAAATTCCAGATAGCTCAATTCGATTAACTACAGGTTGGCTGTGTCGCATGAGCATGGTGGGGCTAGAACTCAACGAACATGAACAGATTAAATTGGATAACTTACTAAAAGAAGTTTTAGACTCCAAACAAACTGAAGTAGCGGAAGAAGCGGCAGTAGATGACGCAGTGCCAAGAATCACCATCCAGGACAGGTTACGGGAAAAGGTATCAGAATGTGCAGGCGAGTTAGATGGCTTGTTTGACGAGTTCATTGCATCAGGTGCAAAGATGTCAGCAGATTACAAGCCAATCATGACCATTCGTGGCATGAACGTGGCACCCCAACTGGTGAGCAACATTGCTGACATTTGGAAAAAGAAGCAGACTGAGTTTGAGGAAGTAGTCAAAGGCAAGGATTCGCAGTTGGTGGAAGCATATAGTCACTTGACCAAAATCCAAATGCGTAACGTTCTCAAATTCTGCGAGACTGTAATTAATGACTGTGGTGCCTATGTGCAGATTAAAAAAGTTGAGCGTAAGCCTCGCAAAGTCCGGGCAGTGCCACCAGAGAAACGTGCCGCAAAGTTCAAACATGTCATGGAGTTTGCAGAGCTCAAGCTCAAAGGCTTGCCGGCCGCAAGTCTTGTGGACAAAGCAGAAGCCTGGCTATATGACACCAAAAAACGCAAGTTGATTCATGTGGTTGCTGATGACTACGCCAAGGTGTTTACTGTAAAAAGTAACAGCATTATTGGATTTAGTACTGCGGAAACCCTGCAAAAGACTGTGCGTAAACCAGCCGAGGTTATCAAAGCTATGCAGGCAGCTGGCAAGCCGGCGGCACGTAAGATCTACAAAGACCTTACCACAACAGAAACTCCGTTCAACGGACGCGGTACTGATAACTTGGTCGTTTTGAAGAGTTGGTAAATAAAGGGGCAAGGAGCCCCACATGGCCGATAATACATTAGATCCACTTAAAAACCAACTGATTGAGTACGTACAACTGCAACTCGGCGATCAAATTGTTGACATCGAGTTGGATCCTTCACACTACGAAGCCGCGTACCAGCGCACATTGGGGGTGTATCGACAACGAGCACAAAACGCTTATGAAGAAAGCTACAGCTTTTTACAACTACAAGAAAATGTCAACGTCTACACTTTGCCACAAGAAGTCATGCAAGTAAGGCAAATTTTTAGACGCACAATTGGCATTGCAGGCACTGGCGGAGCATCATTTGATCCATTTGGCGCCGCCACACTCAATGTTTATTTGTTAAACTTTAATCAATCGTCAGGCGGGTTGGCCACGTATGATTTCTATCAACAGTATGTTGAGCTGGCAGCTCGTATGTTTGGTGGTTATATTAACTACACCTGGAACTCGGTGACTAAAAAATTACAAATTATTCGAGACCCACGAGGAAGCAGTGAAGTGGTCCTTCTTTGGACTTATAATCTCAAACCTGAAATTACATTGTTGGCCGACATGCAAATATCCCAGTGGTTCCGGGACCACATGGTTGGAGCATGCAAATATATCATTGGTGAAGCCCGAGAAAAATTTGCATCAATTGCTGGCCCACAAGGTGGAACCACACTCAATGGAGCAGCCATGAAAACTGAAGGCCAAACAATGATGGACAAGTGTATTGAAGACTTGCGCCAGTTTGTTGACGGTAGCCAGCCCCTGTCATTTGTTATTGGATAATGACAACGTTGATAGTGGGCTGTAGTTTTATAGCCACCCTTGATAATAGAAATCCACATGATCTAGCTAACCGAGTAACAGATAAGTTTGTTATACGTGCAACGTCTGGGTCAGGCAATCAATGCATGGCTGCACGAGTAATACACGAATGTAGTCAACATCAGTTTGATCAGGTAGTGGTGATCTGGTCAGGAGTTAATCGATTAGATTTTCCCATTGGGCAACAGTTACATTGTTTGCAACCCAAAAACAGCAATGATGAATTTAAGTTTGAGTACTTTACTGATCTTGGTGATGTAATTTATTATCACAGCGGTGGGTGGAGATTAAGTGGTACTAGTGACAGTTGTCCTAGATTTTTTAGAGATTTTTTTGAAAATCAGTATCGTTCGGCTACCCCAAGATACTTAACTGACCTTACATTACAGGCAATCATACAAACACAACATTTTTTAAAATCCAAGAATATTCCTTATCAAATGTCTTTTATCTATAATGTTGATGCTGATTATTCTCAAGATCGTTGGGAACCAGGATGTGGGCAACTTGACAGATCTAGCCCGCTCAATAGTCTAGTTGACTGGAACAAATGTTCAACCCAAACCACACTGTTTGAGTATGCTAAAAATACTAGACAGTTGCTGGGAGATGGATTCCACCCCACATTTGATTGCACGGTAGAATGGTTCAAACACGAATTGAATATTAACCTAAAGTCTTGAACCATATCAAGATCTGTGCTATAATACTGCATGGACATCATGATTGACATAGAAACATGTGGCACAGGCCCAGAGGCTTGTATTTTAACCATTGCGGCTCAGTGCTTTGACCCGCTAGCCAGACACGAATTTGATAGTTACCGCAAGTACTATGCTCGCATTGATCCCGGCAGCCAACCTGATCGTCGAGTGGAACAAGGCACAATTGAATGGTGGGCCACCCAACCAAGAGAAGCACAAGAAGAAGCATTTGGTGAAGAAAATCGAATCCCGCTTGACCAGGCATTAACTGAGCTTGGCAAACTAATTTGGCAGTCAAAACGTTTCTGGGCCAACGGTCCCAAATTCGATGCTAACATTTTGGAGCATGCCTACAAGAGTTATAACATGGCCTTGCCTTGGCAATTTTATAATGTACGTGATGCTAGAACTGTGTACGGACTGGTACCAAAGTTAGAAAAATACCCAGCAACGCACCATGCACTTGAAGACTGCCGCAGACAAATTTTCTTGTTGTGGGATGCTCTTGAATATATCAACGTAAAGGAGCTGGCATGATTATTGGTATTTGTGGATTCATTGGAAGTGGCAAAGACACTGTTGCAGATTATCTTGTAAACTTTCATGAGTTTAGACGTGAGAGTTTTGCAAACACACTCAAGGACGCAATATCTGCAATTTTTGGCTGGGACCGGACACTGCTAGAAGGCCGCACAAGAGTTAGTAGAGAGTGGCGTGAACAGGAAGACGAATGGTGGAGTCAGCGTCTTGGTATAAAAATAACACCGCGGTTTATTCTACAAAATTGGGGTACAGATATTATTCGTAAAGGATTTCACGATGATGTTTGGATTGCTAGTTTAGAAAACAAATTAAGAAAAAACTCCGATAATGTTGTTATTTCTGACTGTAGATTTCCCAATGAAATCAAAGCCATACGTCAAGCAAATGGTATTGTAATAAGAACAAAGCGTGGACCTGAGCCGGATTGGTATCAAGATGCACTGGCGTTTAATCTTGGCCCGTCCCATATGGAATGGGCTGTGGCCCAAGATCGATTGTGCAAAAGCAATGTGCATTCTAGTGAAACTTCCTGGGTTGGGACTGAGTTTGATGCGGTTTTAAACAACACCGGATCACTAGATGATCTTTACGCCAACATCAATAATCTGGTTCTAAGTCGCCGCGACGCCAAGGTAGATCAAGTTTAGTAATCTCAACCACACAGTTCAAGCACACTGTTTTTAAGTTTCGAATCTCGCAATCGTTTAGGTTGCTGTTAACATGAAACACAGTTAGTTGACTTAGATGCCGTGCATTAAAGCCACATCGATCGCATGTGGCTTTTTTCTTGTACCCTGCTTTTTGCCATCTAGGCATCGGCGCTGGTAGAGATCTTTTGCTACGGATGCATAACCCACATTTTTTTCTATAATAGACTTTGCTATTATGGTACCCATTGATGGCCGCTGGATTCTTGTTACAAACTTCACATAAAGGTCTCATGTGGTATTTATAGTGCAAAAACCTTAATTAAGGTCTTTGTAACCAGCTATCTTTTTTTGTTTTTACTAAATAGGAGTAGCGAATTTTTTTTAATAAGGAACACACTATGGCACTAGTATCTCCAGGCGTACAAGTAACAATAGTCGATGAATCGACTTATGTACCGGCGGCAACCAATTCGGTTCCGTATATTTTACTTGCTACTGCGCAGAACAAAGTTTCGGGTACCGGTACAACCGTTGCTCCCGGCACTCTAGCAGTTAATGCTGGTAAAATTTATTTAGTAACGAGCCAGAGAGATTTGGCAGCCACATTTGGCAATCCGTTTTTCTACAAAACATCATCAGGAACACCGCTCAATGGTTATGAACTCAACGAGTATGGGCTTTTGGCAGCCTCCTCGGTATTGGGAGTAACCAACAGAGCTTATATTCAACGTGCTGATGTTGACTTATCCGAGCTCACAGCTAGCTTAACCCGCCCATTGGGAGCACCTACGGCTGGTAGTTACTGGTTTGACACCGGAACAACTAGTTGGGGTCTTTTCCAGTGGAACGAAACAACCGGGGCATTTACACCCAAAACGCCGCTGGTACTTACATCAACAACACAACTGTCGTCAGGCATACCATCTAACAGTATTGGCAGCATTGGTGACTATGCAGTGAACGCTACCATTAGCCAAAATCCAATTTATTATAAAAATGCTAGCAATGTCTGGGTACAAGTTGGTACTGATGCATGGAAAGCCAGCTGGCCAACTGTGCAAGGTACTAATTCAGTTCCAGGATCGTTAACTGCTGGCAACGTGCTCAATATCAATGGTGTTAACGTGGCTGTGCCCGCTTCACCAAGCAACACCATTGTTGGACTTTCGGCTGCTATCAACAGTGCAAGTATTCCAGGCGTGACATCAGAGGTTGATTCAGGTGATCACCTTGTGTTGTATGGTGATAGCGATGCTGGCGACGATGGTTCCACAGCCAATCCTGGATTCATTGATATCAGCAATTTCAGTACTGCTGGTCTTTTGACCACACTGGGTATAACTACTGATGTGTACTGGACTCCGGCATTGCAACAAAGTCCAAATTACACTGTTCCTCTTTGGAGAAGCAGCCAAACACAACCTAGACCAACTGGTTCTATTTGGAACATGTTGACCAATGTCAACAATGGCGCTAACTTTGTTGTCAAGCGTTACGATGCTGCCTTGGCTGCATTTGTTTCACAAAGTACCCCAATTTACCAAGATGATCAAGCAGCCAACAAGGCTCTTGATCCTGCAGGTGGCGGCGCAAACATCCCAGTTGATTCTTTATACATTCAGTATGATATCAGCCCTGAAGCTGAAGCAATTGGTTACAACAACACTGCTACCTTTAGAATCATGTACAGATATGCTAATGGTCCCACAGTAATAGTTGGCGAAAATGTTAATCCAGTGTTTGTTAACGGTAATACATTTACTATCCGAGCCAGTACTGCAAATAGTGTATTTTTGACTGCCGCGGCAACTGTGACGCTTACAGGCACAACACCAGCTGCGTTTGTTGCGGCAGTTTCGGCTGCTGGTGTACCCAATGTGTCGGCATCAGTAACTTCAACCGGGGCAATTGCATTTACTCATGCACTAGGCGGAACCATTCTTCTTGATGACATAACTGGTACTCCAACTAGTGGTTCAACAGCATGTAACTTTAACACCACTATTTTGGGTGTGCGTGACGCGGCTGGTGTATTAACTGGTTCGTTGACTTTGTCAAATTGGGCTATTTTGGGGCCTGATTATGTTGCAAGTGACACTGCACCAAGTCTTGATCCTGCCGATGGTAGATTATGGTATTACAGCGCCACCAACCAAGTTGACATTATGATCAACGGTGGCGGGGAGTGGAAGGGTTATCAGAACGTTAGCCTTGACACTCGTGGATACAACTTGAGCAATACCAATACATCTGGTCCAATTATAAGTTCCAGCGTTCCTACACAACAAACTGATGACACTGCGCTTGTGTTTGGTGACTTGTGGATTAACACTAGCGATTTAGAAAACTATCCGTTGGTTTATCGTTGGGAACTGGTAAACGATGTAGCACAGTGGGTGTTGATTGACAACACCGACCAAACAACATCTGATGGTATACTATTTGCTGATGCACGTTGGGGATCTAATGGTACCATTGATCCAATTACAGGTGCGTTCCCAACAATTGAATCATTGTTGATTAGTGACTATACTGATTTAGATGTACCTGATGCTAGCCTGTATCCCGACGGCATGTTGTTGTTTAACACACGCCGCAGTGGTTACAATGTTAAGTCCTTCCAGACTGGCTATTTCAATGCAACTGATTTCTCAGTTGACAGTTATAGCAATGCACAATCATATGCCACAAACGATTTAGCATTATACGAAGGTATAATTTATATTGCTGTTGCTCCTGGTACAGGAAATCTTCCAACTAACCCAACATACTGGACAGAGTTGGTAACAAGTGCTTGGGTAACAGCTAGCGGTAACAAAAACGATGGTAGCCCATACATGGGACGCCTTGCACAACGACAAATTGTTGTGCAGTCATTGAAATCAGCAATTGACACCTCAGATGCGTTGAGAGAAGAACAAAACGTATTCAACTTGATTGCATGTCCTCAGTATCCTGAATTGATCATCAACATGTCAAGACTCAACAATGAACGCAACAATACTGCATTTATTGTTGGTGATACACCAATGAGATTGCAACCAAGTGGCACCGAAATTGTTAGTTGGTCCACTGACAACAGTGGTTTGGGATTTGACAGTGGTGATGGATTAACAACAAGCGATCCATATCTTGGTGTATTCTATCCAAGCTGTCAGACTACAGATCTAAGTGGAGCACAAGTTGTTCAACCTCCAAGTCACATGATGTTACGTACAATTGTTCGTAGCGACGAAGTCAGCTTCCCTTGGTTAGCACCAGCTGGTGTACGCCGAGGTGTAATTGACAACGCCGAGCGAATTGGTTACATCAATGCAACCACTGGCGAGTTTGAAACAATTGCTACTGGTCAAGGCTTGCGTGACGTCCTGTACACAAACAAGATTAACCCAATTACCTTTATTCCTGGCGTGGGTATTACCAATTATGGTAACAAGACTGAAAGTGCAATCACCAGCGCCTTGGATCGTATCAACGTTGCTCGATTGGTAGCTTACCTACGTGGTAGACTGTCTGAAATTGCCAAGACATTTGTGTTTGAGCCTAACGATCAAATCACACGTAATGAATTCACTAATGCTGTTGATGGTCTGATGTTAGACCTTGTGGCTAAACGCGGAATTTATGATTACTTGATTGTTTGTGATCTAACAAATAACACACCGGCACGTATTGACAGAAACGAGCTTTACATGGACATTGCTATTGAGCCAGTGAAAGCAGTTGAGTTTATTTACATCCCGGTTCGTATCAAGAACACTGGTGAAATTGCGGCTGGACAAGTTGCAGCTTCTGCGGGTGTTTAATTGAAATATATAACAGAGTATAGGAGATAATACATGGC